GTTTTTGTGATATTATATGGGGATGTATTTCTAATCCAACCCATTTGGTTGATATCAATTTCACTTTGATTTGATGTTTTTAGGAAATTAAACTCAATTGGTTTTGACTTATAAGAATTTCCAATAAAATATGGGAAATATGGTAACTTGTATCTTTTAAATGCCCCTACAGATTCTACAGAACTATTGATAGTAGTAAAATATGCATATATTCCATTTGGATACTCGGGAGTTACACAAAATCTTCCATTATACTCATCCAAATCCCCGCCACCAATATACTCATAGTCCTCAACAAAAGTTCCTATTGGGTATATTGTTGTACTTGGTCTTTTTGAATGAGATTTTAATTTATAACCAGAAACCATTGATTTTATAGATCCTCCAGTTACAGTAGAATGTCCATATGGACCATAAATTGGGTTTCCATCATAAGCCCAACCAATTATAGGAGAATGTGATATTGAATTAGTTTCTTTTCCACTATCAAATATTAAATCTGACTCATAAAAAACTTTACCATCTTTATATCTTCTAGCTAATACAGATGATCTTAATTTTCTTGGAGAATATGCATGAAAATATTGTAGACCAAAGTTGGAAAAACTTTCATCTAAAATTCCATCGTCATCTGTAGTTTGATTTGACCGTAAATATCTTTCTACTAGATTAATATTCCAAGACTTAATGTCTGCTTCAAATTTTGCTCCTATTCCGGCAGATAAAACATCAATAGTTGTATCAGATTCAGAATAACCGATTCCACCCGATATTACCTTAACCGAAGTTATTGCTCCATTTGAAACTATTGGAGTTAATATTGCTCCCCTGCCAGATCCATTAATGACTATATTTGGAGGTGAATTGTAATTACTTCCTGGAATATTAATGATAACATCGACAATACTTCCATTATTGATAACAGGAGTTACTTGAGATCCTTCTCCATTCAAAACTAAAAATTCTGGTTGCCTATTATAATTTAAGATTTCTTCAGAACCATAAGATGTTCCTCCGTCCCGAATATGAACAGATTCAATACTACCTCTAAAAATAGGTTGTAAGATTGCATTAAAATTCTGATTCGCTAATGTAGAAATCCCAATAAGACCTGATACAACGACAGAAATTGACTCATAATTGAATATATGCAGTCCGTTTCCAGAATCAACGAAGTTTACATACTCTTGTGTTTTATAATTAATATCTTTTGTCTGAGTTGTTGCAATACCAACCAAAGATAGTTTGAAATTGTCCTCATCTACTTTTGTTACATAATAAGTTGAAGTAGTAGACAATCCAGCAACTGGGATATCGGTATAATTATATGTTATAATTTCCCCACTTTCATATCCATGATTTAAAATTCGTACCGTATTTGAGGCAGTGTTAATTCCAGAAGAGTTTGTTGTAGTCCTCTTATTTTCATAATTACTTCCAGAACTAATTATGGATATTGATCCTATTTTTTTCTTTTTATTTACGGATTTAAATCTATGAATTCCATTTCCAGTATTAGTAATGGATATGGTGTTTATTCCCAAAATACTATCAGAATATGTTCTATGAAGTTTAACTTTCGTAGAATCGACAACAGAAACATAATACGATGAATTTGTTGATAATCCACCAATAATTGTTTGTCCCTGTGGATCATATACAACTTGCTCATAATCCCTAAATTTATGATCCTCAATAAAAGTTATAGATGAATTGGAAGTATCGATAGATCCAGAAGTCTGGTTAGCATTTATACCTGAATAATGGTCGAATGAAACTAGATTTGCTTTAGCCTTTGCACCAAAACCATTGCCTCCGTAAATTGTTATATTTGGTTCAGTCAAGTAATCAAATCCACCATCAATAATATCAATTCTTTCTAAAGAACCTTTGACGGAACAATAAGCAGTTGCGCCCGATCCAACTGAATCTAATATTTGAAGCGTTGGTGGGTTTATAATATCATAACCAGAACCAGATGCTATGGGAGAAATTGACTCTAATGGACCATAAAAGATATTATCTTTTGACTTATAGTTGAGTATTTCTACTCCATTTACTAGAATTCCTGTTGCTCCAGGAACAGTTTTGTAATCCTGGTCGTTAGAATTTATTGGGTCAGATACTTTTCGAATAAGTTTTTGGGGTTCTAATTGTTTTGTCTCTAAAGAACTTTCGGAAACAAAAGAAGCAAATTCTAACTTATGATTTTGTATCGTTCCAGATACGGATAAAAATTTATTTGCGTGTAAATTGGGTCTACTTTTTGAAAGTTTGATCGTAGTTTCGTTAACTTTTTTTATAAAGTAAAATCCCTCAGTTATTCCGGATAAAGTTCCAGAACCTGTACTTGATCTATAGAATACTTGATCTCCACTGTAGAATGGGTGTTTACCAATGTTCAGATCATTCCCATCAAAGGTGCCAGAGAATAATAAAGATTTATCGTTTACATTAATTTTCTGATTCAGATATGTTGGAAGAGATGGTGCGGCAACATATAATGATTTTTGATCATCGGCATAAACATTTTGAACATTTGTCGTATAATTGATTCTAGTCTTGACAATATTTTTCTTAATTCATAATTTAAACTAACATCTAGAACTTCTTGGCAAGATACAATTATAGATTTTTTGTTATTGAAAGATGTAACAATCGCAAATTTTTCTGTTCCCGGTCTCCCATATGTAGGCATGATAGAAACCATATCTCCAATAACAAAAGAATGTTCGTCATAGAAGTTAACTAGATAAGAATTATTGGAAGAATCGACTGATCTTATAGACTCTGATTCGTATGTTGTTGATATGTTGAAAAACCAATTATTAAACTTATAATTGTCAAAAGAATCTCCCAAAGTTTTAATGACAATAGGATCTCCTGAAGAAAATAGAGGATTTTTCTCAGATAACACTACATCTGACAATACTCCAGTTACTCTAAACTTAATAGTTCCTGAATCATCAGAACCATAAGCATAAACATTTGCTTTAATTTCAGATCCTTTTAAAATTGGTTGTGTGATTCCAGAACAATTTAAGAACTGTGTGAGTGTCTTATCTTTATACTTAACTACAAGTTGGGTTCCATTTTCTAAATCTACTAAAAGTTCTCCAGATTGTGGAAATCCTACGGTAGAGTCAACATCAAGAGACGTTGAACTTGGAGTAAATGTGTCTACATTTACTGCTCTGTTAGTAATATCGGTAATTAATAATGTTTTAGGGTGAATTGAAAAATTACCAAATATAGTCCCCTCAACATCAATATCCCTTTGATATCCAGCATCTAAACTAATTACATAATATTCTTTTTCTCCTCTTTGAATTTTTTCAATTTGGGTTACTGTCCCTCTTGCTTTTGGTAAAAAAGAATTTTGATCTTGGTATATTGTTCTGTTTAATAAATTTAAAATATCTCCTTCAACTGCTTCAACTACCAGATCCTTTGTTACTTTATATTGTGCATCTGATGGTTGGAACAAATAATCTTGAGGTCTAATAACCTCAACATCTTTTCCATATAAGGATCTAAACAAAATTTCAAAAGATCTTTCTGTTCCTTTTGATGAGTAAAAATCTTTTGATTGCTTTATAAATAATCCTTCATTTAAAGATGAATAAAATTCTCTATCTTCAAATCCCGGCGTTAATTGAACTTTTAATTTTTTAAAAAACTGCTGAAGAAATAGAACGCTGAGATTTGATACCTTAGATTTAGCAGTATGATTGTCGGATAAAGAATTTGAAAAGGTTAAACTACCGGGTCCTTCTAAAGAGGTTATTCCACTAAATCCTCTTACACATCCAGTGAAAGATGTTGAGGTTTTTTCTGTATATGTAATTATTTCCGAATTTATTAAAAGAAGACCATACGAATCTGGAAATCCTGCAGTTGACTCCACATTAATCGTAGTATCAACAAATGAAATATCAGATGCAAGCGTGGTAGAATCTATCAAATTAGATAAGTTATCTACTTTTATGTACTTGTCAATATTTTGAATCAAGTCATAAGAAGCCCCTTGATATTCTAAAGACAAATAATATTGTTTTAAAAATTCTGATACAAGAGGAAACTCAGTTTTTACGTACTCTGGAAGTTGATTTTCAACAACTGAACTAATTTGGATTCTTGTTTCTGTCATTTTATATTCTTACGAGGTCTCCGTTTAAATAACTTGATGTTACCGTGTATGACGATCCTGAGATATCAGAACCAGAAGATATTTCATCCGATACCATATTTAACACACTAGAAGATGCGTCTAATTGTAAATACAAATCCTGCAATCCAATAACATCATTTGATTTTGGTGATGTAGAAATTTGAATAACAGGTTCTCCTCCAACATTTTTTGCTGTCGAAGTAATATTTACTGGATTTAAAATAATCTCTCCTCTCTCGTAATCAATCCTTCCTACATCATCTCTCACTATTGTGGGAGTATTTTTTGAGGTTATTGTAAAAAAGAATATCCTTCCAGTTTTTCCATCAGAATTTGGAATATCTGACAGGTAAAGAGTTGAACCTATAGAACTAACATTAAATCCGGAAGATTTAATATTATATCCACTCATTTTATTGATGTGAAATGCATTTCCATAACAAATCTCATAGTCAGCGAATTGATTTAATAGTGGTTTTAAATCTCTTCTGATCGCAATCTTTGTGATGTTGGATGTTATTGATACATGACTATCATCAATTAACTTTAAAAACTTACTATATTTAAATCTTGCTCCATATTTGTTTAACTCCGTGGAGTCTGCATAAGAATTAATATTTTGAGAAATAATCGTTTTTAAATAATCAGAATTTGGTGCAGCATTTACATTATAATAAACTGATGCATCATACTCAACATGGAGATATTTTAGATCTAAAATTTCAGGTACAATTCCTGCTACACTATATTTTTTTAAACTATTCTTAATATTATTCTTAACCTGACTAGAAACAAAATTTCCATTAATTGGTTTGATTGATATAAAAACCTTCCCATACTTTGGTGGACTTAAATCTTCTCCACCAAAAACAGATATTGATTCTGTTTCTGGGTAGATCGTGGGTATAATTGCTTCATAATCTGTTGCAGTTACAGCTCTATTTTGCGATGCATAGATTCTTGGTGCATATTTTTTTATAGAATCTACAGACTCTATATTTTCACCACCTCTCGACGCAGTATTTGTAGTAATTAAAGAGATTCCTGTTGTAATAACACGATTATTATTGTCAACTATTCTTCCACTAAAGTTAAAAGAAGAAACTCCGTTTGCGTCCTTTCCAGAAGATATTACGTAAGAAACCTCAATATAATTTTGATTATCAAGTTTAGTACCAAAAACACCATCACCAAAAATTAATTCATATCTCTGATCTTCAACTTCTTGAATAAAGAATACTCTAGAATTTGAATCAACGTCTAAAAGACTTGATGAAAGTGTGAATTTCCGTTTTACTGTACTTGATTGAGTATTTCTAACTTCCACTGAAATTGATTGTGTGTCAATATTTGCATTGTCTAAAATAAATTTTTGATTGGGATTATTAACGTCAACAGTAAATGATTTAATTAAAAATGTTCCCTCATACGCATTGATATTATCAAATAAAGCTACACCATTCACAACTGGTTTTGTAATATCTTCTGGAATGGTGAATGTATAGTTTTGATTTCCAAAAGAATTACTGGACGTACAAACTGTACCTTTCTTAAGAGTTAATGTAATTGGGTTAGTTGCAAACCCTGTGGTGTCAACAAAAAAAGAAATATTTGCTCTAGATGAAGTTCTTGATCTTGGAACGTAACCAATATTTCTTGCTAAAGAGACAACATTTTCTCTTAACGTAGCACTATCAATAAAAACCTCATTGCTAATCATATTAGCATTATATGAGGAAATATAAGTATTATACGCTAATACATCAATAATTGTAGATAGATTTGATCCTTCAAAATCATAATCAACAAAATTTGAATTCGCTCTTAAATATTCTCTAAGCGAACTCTTTATTTGATCGAAATCTAAATTGGTAAAATTAACTAGTACCATTTATCGTGTTGGCTGAAGTGCAAATGATAATTGTTGAGGTAAAACATCAATACCTACAATTCTATAGTTTATTGTCACATAGAATTCATTATTATCATAATTTGGACTTACATCTACCGAAATCAAATTCACTCTTGGTTCATAATTTCTAATAGTATTCTCAATTTCATCTCTAATTATAGATGCAGATATTTCATCAAGATTCTCAAATAGAGAACGACTCACTTTTGAACCTAAATTTTCATTAAAAAATTTTTCGCCGGGATATGTAAATACTAAATTGCGAATAGAACGGGCAATAGCAGTTTCATTTTTAAGCGCAATAAGGTCATAATTCAGGGGATTGACCTGAAAAGTCATACTTAGGTCTTTAAATCCTTTACTGACCCGCTCTAATGGCATAAAAAGTATAAAATCTGTATTATTTATTCGTGCTTTTTGGATTCATAAAGTGGTTCAGTTCCATATTCCCAATCATCATAGTCATTATCATTACGAATTTGTGAATGAATTTCGTTTTGAATGAAAAAATCGTGTTTT